TTTGAGTACTAGCAGTTTGGCTTAAATACCATCCTGGTGAACCTCTTCCATTATTACTTGTATTTGTTCTTGTAATGGCTGAATAAAAATCATCCATAAACGAAGTTTGGCCTAGAAAGTCATATCCCCCACCTTGTGTGTTGGTAACGGGAAATGGATCAGGCATCATTGCGTTCTTTAACGGGCTTTTATCTTTAACCACGTTAGTAACGCCATTATTAAAATGTGTTGTCATGTCAGTCTCCTTTTAATTTGACCAGTAAATACACCGTCCTCATGACGTGTATTCACCAACATTAACAATGATAGTTGTAAAACAAAAAAGGCGGTCTTGCAACCGCCTTCTTCTATCTGGGAGGATCCAGTGTAAGTTTTGTCTAACTGCCTTGAGATGCGTAAACACAACGAGGATCAGAGTAACCAAAGCTATATCTCTCACGTGCTTTGTATCTCATGTTTCCTGTATCAAAATCGCCTTCCATGCCAGTGGCAAGGGCAGCTCTTGTGAAATGTTTAAGTCCGTTAGGACAGTCGGTTTTAACGAACCATGCATCAGTATCTGTTAGATAATGGTTAACTGTGTAACCACCTGGTAGCATGCCCATATTTTTCAGAGCGTTAATATCGTTGTCAGCGGTACCGACACGAAGAGTTGAGTTCAAGACTCTGTCAACCACAAACTGAATGTTTACTGGAATAATTAATTTATTCCCTTGCATTGCAATTTTTAGTCCTCTTTCATCGATAAAACCAGCAATATCAATCATCGCCTGTTCTAATGAGGTTTCGTTAATATCTGCGTCCGTCGCAGATCTGTTAGACCAGGTTCCACCTAGTGCAGTTGGGTGAGCAGTGTTAGCTAATGTAACGCCGTCTCCACCAGTTGTTGCAAATGCTGTGTTTAATACATCAGCACCCCTAACTTGTTTAGTGTAAGCCATTGAACGTGCCAATGCCTTTGTATATCTAGCAGATAAAGTATCATATAAATTATCTTCTACAGCTTCTTCTGTTAAAGCAAATGCTAGTGCAATTGTTTCGTGAGTGTAACGTGCGGTGAAAGATTCAGAAGCGGTATCAAAACCTACTGCTGCTCCTTCTGCTTTCACGTTAGCTTGTCCGAAACCAACTAACATAACTTCTTCTTCAAAAGCTCTATCTGATGATTCATTTTCAAAAATTTCTGCTGCTTCGTTTTCGTAGCGTGCGTATTCCAAACCGAACAGGGCATTCAACCCAGGCTCTAATTCTTTCGCAAGCTGTGCTCTATTAATAGCCATATCTTACTCCTATATTCCTGATGTTGAATCCATGTAATGGAGGTTGAGTTTTACGACCGCTAATCGGCCTGCTGCTGTTTTGTCAACGGCTCCTGCTGCTGTTGAAGCTTGATCATCAAATCCTATAATTTTCAGATTTAATGCTGCTCCTGGAGCTGCAAGTGTACCAGTAGCTAATTCACCAAGTGAATAGCCGCTAGTATCAGTGCCGGTTATTGCTGTTGCAAGGTTAGCGTTTGCAAATAAATCTGCATCTGCTAACGCACCATCAGCGTTAATGACAAAGAGAGCGTGAGGGTTATCAGCGACAAATGCCGTAGCTTCTGTAGACGCCTTAACCGCTGCATAACCAGGCCAGTACGCTGACCAAGTTGGTGTTCCATCAGTTGCGATATATCGACAACCCATAAAGACACCTAACAAAGGTACAGTACCGCCATTGGCGTTACCAACAATATCAATTAAACCAGTTGCTAGAGGTATCACAGGGGAACCAGTCCAAATTAAGGACGTGGAACCAGTAGTTGCTCCATCAAAGTTTAAAGGATAGGCGTTCACGCCTTGGTTATTATAACTTGAGCCTGATCTTTCGTAAGGACGTAGACCAAAAGCCGCATTTATATTAGCCATAATATGTCTCCTTTTGACAATATGATAGAGACATTGGCCTTAACCATTAAGACTTTTTGTTTCTACCAAATTCTACCCTACTTTGCCTCTCTTTAGAGATTGGCATTGAAGGGTGCTCTTGTTTCATGAGATCATTTTCAATGGATGTTTTTTGATCGTCGGTTAAGCGCCTGAAGTAAGCGTCTCTGTCTTCTTTTACCTCAATCGGACATCGCATTAATAATAATCCTCCAACTCCGATAACACCTTTGTATTTTCCCTCTAAAATGGAGGGAAGATCTACTCTGCCTGGATATTCACTTATATTAACAAATTCATATCCTGAACGTAAACGACCCAAAATGTTTTTTTCATCTTGTTCGCCTCTGAACTCAGCACGAACCCAACGATGGTGAAAACCTTCGGGGGGATCGGGTGCTTCTAAACTTGAAGGAGGAACCCATCCTCTCTTGCGAGCTTTTATTGTTCGGGTCTCAATTTTGCGTGGGGATTTTTTTATCTTTTCAGTCATTATATTATGCCTCCTTCACGTGTTTTGCATATTCCTCTAATGGCACACCTAATTTTTTTGCTATCGCAACCTGCGAAGGCGTGAGTCTTACGGTTCGGCGTCCAGTTTTCGTCGATCGATTTGCAGAAGCAACTGCCTGGACGGGTTTCAGGTTGCTACTATTTTCCCCTATCTTACTATCTTTAAAGCGATGTGGAAACTCTTTTTTTATTCTTAAGTCAATTTCTTCGTAATATTCGTCAGAACGAGGATCAAAACCCTCTTGTTCAGTTAATTGTTGATGTAATCCATAAGCAGCATAGGTCATTATTTGATCTTCACCAAACCATGAATTTTTTTCTGCCCATTCTGTAGCACGTTTATCTGGTGGCGGCGGGCTTGAAGGATTAGAGTAATAAGATCTTCTATCTGGAGTTCCATCAGCCTTGCGAGGACCCTCGTATGAAGGATCAACAATTGGTTTAATTTTTTCTAGCCTTCTTTTTTCTCTACCTACCCTATCTTCTTCTTGAGTAAGAGCGGCAATTTCACGTTGATAGTTTACTTGACCTTCAACGTCCCCGTTAGTTATAGAATTTTTTAAATTAGTTTTAGCCGCATCAATTTGAGATTCAATGCGAGCGGATAAATCTGAAACATATAGTTTATCAGTTTCAGAAGATCTGGTTTTTAATTTAGAATTTTCTTCTTGAACTTTTTTTGCGTACTCAACAGCGGCTTGTTCACGTCGTTCAGACTCACGCATTTTTCGAGTAAGTTTGTCAATACGTTTTTTAACACCTGCGCTGTATTCCTCTAGTTCATCTTTGTTTTCGGTGGTTTCTTTAACTTCTTCTTTAACTTCTTCTTTAACTTCTTCTTTAACTTCTTCTTTTGTTTCAGGTGGAATTTCTCTAATATTACTTTCCTCTGTTGTAACCTCTGATTCATTTACTTCTTCTTTTAAAGTTACTTCGACATCGTTACCGCTTGTATCTAATGGAACCATTTTTTCTTCAACCATAATATTCTCCTAAAATAAACTTGCTGGCAGTATATCTTTTGGATGATCAATGACTGCCAGTATTTCATCGTCATTCACTATTCTCAGTTCTCCGCCTTCAATGCGAATTCTGGATCCAGCATATTTAGTAATGAGTACCCAATCAGTTACTTTACACCAAGCTCCATTTGGAAAGCGTTCTTTATCTTTGTAAGCATCAGGTCCAACCTTTAATACACGGCAAACATTTGTAGCTATCTGTGCTTCGGCCACAGTTTCGTCAGTAAGATGTAAACCTGCTTTCGTTTTTTTCTCTAGTAATAAAGGAAATAAAACAATCCTAAAACCTGTGGGTTCTGGAACCTTTCCTATTTCTTTTTTTGTTTTGTAGGGTTTTTCGTTAATATCAATGATATTAGTTTCTGGTATCAAAATCTTGGGCTTCATCTTCATAGCGCTCCTGTTTTTTTAGCAGGTCCGTGAGTTCCTGTACTACTTCATTATAAGCATGTAACTTCCCTAAAAGATACTTATATTCTTCCAAGGTTTTTACATCCGATGTTATAACTTGATTTACTTGATCTTGTCTAGTTTTTATTATTTTTTTAAGATAATCTACAATTGTTACTATATCCATCTAAGAACACTTTTTCATTATTTCGGAAAGTTCAACACATCTTCTTGGTGTCTGTTTACTCCAGCGCGAGTCAAGCATCTGTACGTGGGCCTCGAAATAGTCTTTTTCTTCCAATGCCAAAAGCATTTTTGAAAATTTCATTACGCCTGCAGTTCCAAGTTGATATACCATCTCTACAATACATTCCCAAGCATTAGGATGAAGATCTGTAATATGTCCCACCAATGTGTGGGCTCCTTCTTTAGCTTCTTGTAAATCTTTTAAAAATAATTCATAAAGTTCTTCTTCAGGGTATTCGACTTCTTCTTCAAATATATCGGTAGGTTTTACTAAATGGCCATACCCAATCGTAGAAAATCCTCTGGTATCTTTATAAATTTTTGGAACAAATCCTTCATGTTCCATAATTCTTTCCTCTAATGTCATGTATATATTTTTGTTTGGGGTCTTTTATTTGGTAGCATACGACCAAAGCCTCTCGGTTTAACAATCACAAAACCACCATGCTTATAATCCTTTGCCCATCTCTTAGCTATTTCTGGTTCATTAGCAAATAAAAACTTTTTTTGTTTTTCTGATTTAAACGGCATCGGCGTCTTCCTCCTTTGGTTGATATACATATACACGGCACTTACAGTTGGGGCACGATAAATTGGTTACCATCTTATCCTCATCATCCTCTATGTCGTGGTCACCGCCCCATATTAACTCGACGTTGCAATGCCAGCAGTTCATTTTTTCTTTCTTAATTTAGCTAATGTTTTTGCAAATCTAGCACGCTGCCCTAATTTACCTTTTGCTTTTGCAGCCTTATTTAATTTCTTTAAAGGAATTTTTTTTCCTTTTTTTATGCCCAGAGACTTACGCAACGAACCGGGTTTTTTAATAGCTTTTTTAATATCTAGTTTTTTCTTTTTTACCGCTCCCCCCTTTTTTTTATTAACTGCAGCTCCTGTTAGATCTTGACCCCTTAAGCCCATACCTGTTGGATCACCTTTAGGTTTAGTAGCAATAACAGCTTTCATACCTGCTGCATTAGCTTTCATTTGTGGAACGGTTAAATCCTTTGCCGATAGTCTTGCCATTTCAATCGGTTCCTTCCCAATTTTCGTTGGTGTCGTCGAAATCCTCCTCTTCGTCAATGATCTCTTCAATCCTCTCAACTATCGCTTCTTCTTTTGCATGAAGAGCTGCAAGCTTGTCTAATTCCTTTTGTATTTTTTGTAGTGGTGTTTGTTTCTTTTTCTTAGCCATAATTTCTCCTTATTTGGTTAAGCCTTTGCTCTTCTCAAAACTGCGGAGTCCGGCGACGCCGAGCATTGAAGTGACAATTGCTAGCAAGGGGCCAGTTTGAATTTCAGGAGCAGTTAAATCTAATCCTGCAAATTTAGCGTACCATTCTATACATGGAGATAAAATAAATTCAAAGAATAATGCAAGCCCTCCGCACCAGCCGATGAAGGGCCGCCAGCCCGAAACAAATACGGACCGGTGACCAGCTTCTTTAGCGTTTACATCCAATTGCTTTTCAGCAAGTTTTTGCTGGATGCGTTGCATTAAAATCTTTTTGTCTAGCACTTCCTCATCTGAGGTATGCAAATCATCAATTACACCAGCGATCTGTTTTAAGGCTCCATTCTTACCGCCTAACAATCCACTGATGAGGTTTAACATTATACAGCCCCTGAAATTTTTCCTAGAACTATAATAACAACAATGGCAACAATCCCGGCCTTAATCCAGTCCTTCATGCCCCACTCGCTCCACTCTTTCAAGTGTTGCCATATATCTTTTAAAAGTTTCATAAAACCTCCTTTAAAAAAAGTTAGTCTACCTTATGTTCACAGTTGTTGCAACCACATGCTTGACATGTACTACCATCACTGCAATGACAACCATGCCCACAGTTTGTGCACTCCATTAAAAAAGACCTTTAAAAGGTACCTTTTTAATTTGCATTTTACTGCGTTGGCCTTTTGGTCCACTACCTAAATTTTGTTTAACTTTAGGACCTTCCGCACTGGCAGTGTATGTATCAACAATTTTTTCCTGATTAACAAATTTTCCTGCATAAGGATTCATGTCCTTACTCACAGTCATCTTTGCATTAGGATATAATGAACCATTAATATATTTTGGTTTAGGGTTATTTAATGCCATAATCTATCCTTTAGTGATATGTTATTTGTTTAGACTCTATTATAAAACTTTTATCAGCAAAATCAAATAAGATTTCTGCATCTTTGGCTCCCACAGTTTCCACAAGGATAAGCTTGGCTACACTGATTAAAGCGCCTGAAAAATCAATAGGATTAAGTTTTTCTGTCTCTATGATTTCTCGAGCCTTTGTATAAACCTCATTAATTAATTTATCGGGATTTTCTATCATATTTCATCTTTTTTTGTTTTTCCTGATCCTGCATTTTTTTTAAAGTAACACGAGCTCTAAGTTCAGCGATATCTTCTATAGAATCTATCTTCTCTGTTTGCAGCTCTTCTTTTTGTTTAAACTTCATTTGATCTAAAGCAATTTTTTCTTTGCCTTCATTTACTTTGCGTTGAACATCGGCTGCTTGTATATCTAATTCTTTTTCACGAAGCTCTACTAATTGATCCGCACCCTGTGCCTCAAGCATATCTTGCTCTTCCGCTACCATATTATTAGTTAGCTCAGCGATGCGTTCAGCGATGCGAGATTCAATTTGCGCTTGCGCTTGCTGCATTTGTTGCTGCATCATAGGGTTTTGCGCAGCCCCTGGATCTTGCTGCATTTGCATTTGCATTTGCTGTAACTGCGGTCCTGCCTGTTGCATAATTTCTTCACGTGCCATTAATGCAACGTGTTCTGAAATATGTCCTTGCAATAAAGCCAGGACCTGTAAGTTTGATTTAACCAATGAACTCGACATAAAAGCACGGTGTGCGTCAATGTGCGCTTGATGATTTTGTCCTTCAAAAGCGCGAAGAGTTTTTAAACCCAATGCCATAGCATTCTCGATTCCCGGATCAACGGGTTGGGGTTGAGGAGGAGGAGGTAAAAGCGCTTCAATGTTTTGAACATTTAAAGCTTGATACATTCTACGATACGCTTCTTGTAAATTATGCTGTTCAGGCGCGGCTTGCGCTAGTTGTAACTGCATTTGCGCCAGTGCCACACGTTGTGACATTGAAAACATGTTAGGGTCCGAAACAGGGATAACATCAACTCTGTCATCAAAATCCGTTTGCTTGACCATTTGATTTCCACCCACCACCATGTATGGATATTCCGGAGGAAGGAAAGTACCAAAAACACTTGCCAGTAGTTTAAATTCATGTTTTTGCGAATAATGCAAACGTTTATGGATTGCGCTCATTACTTTAGCGCCTTGTTCCATCATGGCTAGGGTGGTTCCGACAGGTGCATTTGTGTTTGTTTCTGATATTTTCATATCAGCAATCGCTGCAAATTTTTGTCCAGCGTCTACACAAAAACCTAATAACTGAAATAACACTTGATCAGGGCCTTTATATGGAAGCGGCATTAAGCCAGCCCGCAAGTCCCCGCTTGGTGCGTCTATGTCTCTAAATTCTCCTGGTTGTAATGGTGCATCATCATCGGCAATTCTAATTCCCCTGGCCTTAAAACCTGCTGGTAAGTTTGATAACGTTCCGGCATCAATAAGTTGACGAAGCGTGGAGGTAGCCGTTCTTGATAAACCCCCGAGCATATGGATAAGACCAAAACCATAAAAACCCAAACCTGGAAGAAACTTATAATGAACAAAATATTCAATTTTTTTTCTAAGTGGATCGTCTTCTTTATAATTTCGGTAGATGGATAAAACTTTGTTGGATCCTTTGTCAACAGTAACAACATAAGGTATTTTAATACCGGTTGGCTCCCCGGTTTCCCCGTCTTTATCTTCGAATCCCGGTATGTCTAAATCGCAATGTACTTCATATAAAGTATATATCTCATCCGCATAGGCAACTTTGTTAATTCCCTCTAACTGATTGTACTTTTTCTGTATGGATGTCTCGTCATCGCTGACTTTGACGTCAATGTCCCTGTAAAACCCCGCAACCTGCTGTTTTAACAGGTCATTCTCTGATATTTTTACAATATGCGTCACCCGTTCCGCCGATTGCAAGTCCGTTGCTAAATAATTTACTACTAAATCCTCACTTGGTATAAATTTTGACACCGCCGCCTGTCTTGTAGCGTCATAATAGACTTTTTTGAAAGCGGACCCCGCAAGAGGCAAGTGAAACAGCAACTGATCCATGTCAGGCGTGTATTCTTCCATCTTATCAGTGATCTGATAGTTCATAAAGTCCTGAACCCTGTCCGCCTGCGCTATAATTTCCGGTGTTTCGACTCCGAGTACCTCTGTTTTCACCGGTCCCGCCGGTGGTAAAAGCTCCTTAAAGGCCTGCGCCTGGAAAGCTGTCACTGATTCCGCCAACAGTGGATGCGTTACACCGCTTGCGCCCTGAAAAGGCTCCGTTCTTTCATCATACTTAAAGCCCAATAGGTCCAATCCCTTTGTATAGGCAAATTCCCACTCGTGCCGTGATTCGTGATCCGAGTCAAACTCCTGAACTATGTCGGATGCTATCCTGCCCAGCGCTGAATCATCTAGGACTTCCGCTAAATTGTCAGCGAAACCCGCTTCAAGGTCCGGCGCTGACGGATCAAAGTCAACAACGGCTCCGCCATCATCTGTTTCCTCTACTTCAATCTCCTCTTCCGCATTTAATCTTTTAACAACATCACCCTCTTCAACGTTCAGGCTTACATCGTCTTCAATAACGGAAACGTTTTCCTTAACGCCGGTAATTTTTTTATCAACCGCCATTATCTTCTTGCCTTACCGTAACCGCGCTTGGCCGCGCCGCCGGCTCTCATTTTAATAACATTGCCTGTCTTTTCCGCGTTCTTGATCATGTCCATGGTTTTCTTGTTAATTGGTTTCTGCTCAATGGTGATGCTGAGCATGCTTCCTTTTCCTTTTTTATTGTTATGCATTATCTCCTTGCCTTCCCGTAACCACGTTTGGCTGCGCCTCCTGAACTATATTTTCTAACAGAGCCGCCTTTACTTCTTTTTAGGTAAGCTTCTTTTCTTCCGGGTATCAGGGATTCTATTGCGTTAGCAGCGGTCTTTAGGTCTTTGAAAGATTCCTTTACGATCTCCTCAGGGCTTTTTTTGACCAACTTTTTAAACCCCTTTTTATATCTTTTTGGGGTGCCTTCCGTGACCTCCTTCTTTAGCTTTTTCGCTGTTGTTTGAATAGGGTCGGTATATGCACTTTTAGCCAGCTTTTTTATTTTTTTTGGTATTTTTTTAACCTTCTTTTTAAGCTTGCCGACCTCTAAAGCCTTTTCAATATTTTCTTCAGTTTCAAATTCATGGGGTGACTTTGTCATATCTATCTCCTTGCCTTCCCGTACCCGCGCTTGGCCAGACCACCTGATCTCATTTTCATGGGTTTCATTGATATCGTGGAACCTTCCGCTGAACCCTTGGCCCGTGGGCCGCGAATCGTGGATCCCTGTGCGCTGCCTTTAGTTGCTGCACCAGGAATAACCGAAGTTTCCGCTGAACTTTTAACATGTCCACCTTGATTGTATTCTGTAACGTAGTATGGATTAAGCATAAACAGCTCTTGTTTAATAATTTCTATTTGATCCTCATCGCCCATTTCTATAGCATCGGCTAAAAGATCATCTAATTGTTTTTTTCTGCTCTCAGTCATACGCCTCCTAATAATAGTTTCGTTGCATTCCCAACATCAATGGTGGATCTTCATAATCTTCCGGATGCACAACAAAATTACCTTGACGAAACCTTAACATAGCTTGGGTCATACTGTCCACTAAATCATCATGTTCGCCATATGGAAAAGCCGCACACTCTTCCACCATATCTTCCGTCCATCTTTCATCAGGCCGCCATACCATGCCGGCTTCAAATAAAGGTGAAACAGAATTTACACGTACATGCTTATCATTTCCTCGGCTCGGTGTAAAGTTAACAACCGGAATTCCCAATGTTCGTAATTCCTGTGTAAGAGGCATACCACTTGCTTTTGCTTCAACAATAATTGTTTCCGGTTCCCAGTACTTGTATTCCTCCATCGCAATCCTTTTTAACTCCGGAAAATCCCATCTTCCTTTTTTACAGTCGACTAACATGGCATGGGGCTTACCCCCTTCTTCAAGAAAAAAAATACCCCATGTGCTAATGGCGCTATAGTCGGCAGTCTCTTTTCTACTATATGCCGTATCATAACTTTGTATGACATGGATTAAATCGGGTAATTTTTCTTTCTCCCAAACTTTCCACCACTCACGTTTGATAATGGAACCTTCTTCCGATATCGGGTTCTGTTGCCATTGCGCTTGCCATTTTTGTTGTGATAATGATGCTTTAACGGATTCCAGTTCTTCTAGTTTCCAGTACTCCGGCCAAATTGGTTTATTATTTGGTAGGATAGCAGGAAATTCTACAACCTCCCACTGATCCGCTTTAGGTTCTGTTTGCGCTTTCATTAACTGCCCTGTCAAATCTTTTGTTGACCAACGGGTCATAACAATGAGAATACGACCACCAGGTTGTAAACGTTGTCGTGGACCAGAAGTGTACCATTCATATGCGTTATCCAAAGCTGTCTCAGAAAGCGCATCTTGCTCTGAATGGGGATCATCAATAATAAGTAAATCAGCACCCCTGCCAGTAATAGCACCACCAACACCAGCCGCAAAATATTCTCCACCATGATTTGTTTCCCACCTTCCTGCAGCTTTACTGTCTGCTCTTAACTGCACACTATCAAAAATATTTTGATACTCTCCCGTTCCCATTAAGTTTCTAACCTTACGTCCGAACCGGTATGCAAGTTCCGCTGTATGCGTAGTTTGAATTATTTTTAATTTTGGATTACACCCCATCATGTAAGCCGGAAATAAAAAAGAAGCAAATTCTGATTTGGTGTGTCGTGGGGGCATGTTTACAATTAATCTTTTTATTTTCCCGTCTGCTATATCCTGAAGCTTGGATGCAGTCTTAAGGTGGTGGGGGCCTTTGATAAAATCAGGCCACATTATTCTAACAAAATTTAAGAAGTTATCTTGCGCGGCTATTTTTAATTTCAATTCTTGTTCTCGTAATAGCAGCTTTAATTCTTCAGCCGTCGGTTTATTCATACCGTATCTTTATCATACTGTGTGTTTATGTAAAACAGACTTATAAGAGCTGCCTCAAAAAGGCTGGGGCGTCAATACGGGGGGAGGGGGTGTCGTGAATGATGTTTCGTTTTTTGGATTAGGGCAGGGACTCAAATGAAAACTATTGAGAGAGGAGAGAAGAGAAGAGAAGAGAAGAGAAGAGAGAGAGAGAG